GCCGCGGCAGGCTCGAACCCGCCCTTCGACCCAACCGAGGAACAGGCGATCCAGGCGATCGTCGCCTGGCACGACGACCCGGTCCTCTTTGTGCGCCAGGTCTTCGGCGCCATCCCCGACGAGTGGCAGGCCGACGCCCTGCGCGCGATCGCGCGCGACCCGCGCGTCGGCATGTCCGCCTGCAAGGGCCCAGGCAAGAGCTGCGTTGAAGCATGGGCTGTCTGGTGGTGGGAGGACACGCGGGTCGATGCGCAGTGCATCTGCACCTCGATCACGGGCGCGAACCTGAAGGACGGGCTCTGGAAGGAACTCGCGTTCTGGCATTCCAAGAGCCCACTGCTCGCTCGCGTCTTCACGATCAAAGGCGAGCGCATCACGCATAACGAGCGGCCGAAGACCTGGTGGGTCTCAGCTCGGACATGGGCGCAGGGCGCGGACGCGACGCAGCAGGCGGACAGCATGTCGGGCTTCCACGGCCCGGCCGTGATGATTGTCCTCGACGAGATGGGCTCCTACCCCGACGGCGTTGTCGTCGCGGCGGAAGCGATCTTTGCGAACCAGGGCGTGGCGGAGGCGCGGCTGGTCGCGGCCTGGAATCCGACGCGTACGGATGGCCCAGCCTTCCGCGTCACCACGCGCGACCGGAAGCGCTGGACGATCATCTACGTCACCGGCGACCCCGACGACCCGAAGCGCTCGCCCCGCATCTCGAAGGAGTGGGCGCAGGGGATGATCGACGACTGGGGGCGCGAGTTTGACTGGGTCCGCGTCAACGTCCTCGGCCTCTTCCCGAACGCAGCCGAGGACAAGCTGCTCGGCCCGAACGACGTCATGCTCGCCGAGCAGCGGGACGCGCCGCGGGCCGCCTTCGTGAACGAGCCCGTCGTGTGGGGGCTCGACGTCGCCCGCTTCGGGTCGGACTCGAGCGTGCTGCGCAAGCGGCAAGGACCGATCGCATTCCGCGGCTACACGTTCCGGAACCTCGACGGTGTCGAGCTCGCGAACCGGGTCTCGCTCATCATTCAGAAGGACATGGCGGATGGGGCTCGCCGTCCGGACGCCATGGTCGTCGACCAGACCGGCGTCGGCGCGAGCGCCGTCGATCACCTGAAGCTTCTCGGTTGGGGCGACATTCTCATCGCGTGCGACTTCGCTGAGTCGGCCGACGACTCGGAGCGCTTCATGGATAAGCGCGCCGAGATGTGGTGGCGGATGGCGGCATGGGTGAAGGGACCAGGCTGCTTGCCCTCGAGCTCCATGGTCCTCGGCAGCGAGCTCACCGCGCCGATCTTCAAGTTCGCGAAGCGGGCCAAGCGCACCGCGTTCGTTCTCGAGTCGAAGGACGACATGCGCGCGCGCGGCGTGGGCTCGCCCGATGACGCCGACGCGCTCGCGATGACCTTCTACTCCGACCTCTGGATGCGCCGGGACTACGTGCCCGACTCCGCCGCAGGCGCGGCAACCCGGCACATCACCGACGCGTGAGGACCTGATGGGCGCTCCCGACGTCAAGATGCCGCCTCCTCCGCCGCCCGCCCCGGACGCCGCCGACGCGGCCGTGCGCGACGCCGGCCTGGCCGCCTCGAGGCGCAACATGCTCGGGTCCCGGCGGAAGAGCTTCCTCTTCGGCTCGAGCGGCGCAGCCCCGGCCGCGGCCGTTCCGCCGGTCCCCCCGATCGCCACAAAGCAGCTCCTCGGCACCTAGCGCATGGACTACTCACTCCTCGCCGAGACGCCGAAACAGCGCATGACCAAGCGCCTCGGGGAGCTGCGCGCCATCCGCGCGCGCTGGGATCCGCACTACCGGGAGCTCGCCGAGAACATCCTCCCGCGGCGCATCCGGATCTCGCTCAAGGACTTCGAGCGCGGGGAGAAGCTCAACGACTCGATCATCAACAACACGCCCCTCATCGCCGCTCGGATCCTCGCCTCCGGGATGATGGCCGCGATCACGAGCCCGTCGCGCGTCTGGTTCCGGCTCACGACGCCCGACCCGGAGATGGCCGAGTTCGGCAAGGTTCGCGGCTACCTGCACCAGGTCGAGGAGCGCATCCGCTGGGCGATGGCCGTCTCGAACTTCTACCAAGCCCTCTCGGACGGCGTGTACCCCGACATCAGCGTCTTCGGGACCACCGCCTGCTACGGCGAGCAGCACCCGCGCCGGCTCCTCAACTGGACCGCGCTCCCGATCGGCGAATACTTCCTCTCGTGCTCCGCCGAGGGCGAGGTCGACACCTGCTATCGCGACCTCCCCATGACCGTGAGGCAGACGGTGCAGCGGTTCGTCTCGAGCGCCGACGACCTCCGGAAGCTCTCCTCGAGCACGCGCACCGCGTACGAGCGCGGCCAGTACGACAACGTGGTCGAGATCGTCCACGCGGTCGCGCCGAACGAGGACTTTCAACCGGCACGGGCCGACCGACTCGGGAAGCGGTGGAGCTCCTCGTGGTTCGAGAAGAGCGGCGCGAAGAACGGCGAGCCCGATCTCTTCCTCGAGGAGGCCGGCTACGAGGAGTTCCCGTTCCTGTGCCCGCGCTGGTCCGCGCGCGGGACCGAGGTCTACGGCCGTTCGCCGGGCATGGACATCCTCGGCGACTGCAAGGCGCTGCAGCACGACGAGAAGCGGCTCGCGAGCCTCATCGACAAGGCTGCGAACCCGCCCATGGTCGGCGACGAGGGCCTGCGCGCCGCCAGGACCTCGCTCGTCGCCGGCGACATGACCTATGCCCCGCGGGGGACGGCGGACACCTACAAGCCCGCCTTCGAGGTGCGCGAGGCGGCCATCAGGAACGTGGCCGAGCAGATCCAGCGCCACGAGGGCCGCATCGACCGCGGCATGTTCGCGGACCTCTGGCTCCGGGTGCTCGCCGACGAGCGCCAGCAGCGCGCCACGGCCCGGGAGATCGAGGAGGGGCACCAGGAGACCATGCTCCAGCTCGGGCCCGTGCTCGAGCACCTCAACCCCGAGCTCCTCGGGAAGGCCGTCGATCGCTACTACAGCGAGCTCGAGCGCCGCGGGTTCTTCCCGCCGCCGCCGAAGGAACTGCAGGGGCTCGAGCTCAAGGCCGAGTTCATAAGCGTGATGCACCAAGCCCAGAAGATGGTCGGGCTCTCCTCGGTGCGGACCCTCGTGCAGGAGACCGCGTTCCTCGTCCAGGCGGGATGGGCCGCGGCGGCGGACAAGCTCAACCCCGACCAGATCGTCGACGAGATCGGCTCGATGGTCGGAACGAAGCCCGAGCTCATTCTCTCCGACGAGGAGGTCCAGAAGCTCCGAGCCGAGCGGGCGAAGCGTGAGCAGGCGCAGCAGACCGGCCAGGCCATGCTTGCCGCCGCGAAGGGCGCGAAGGATCTCGGAGGCACCCCGGCGCCGGCGCCCGACAACGCGCTCGGCGCTCTCGCGCAGCAGTTCGCCCCCGCGGCCGCGGCCGGGATGCTCCCGAACATGCCCGCCGGAGGTAGCGCGTGAACCGCGAAGGCCCCCTCTCGGATCCGGCCGTCCAGGAGCGGCTGCGCGCGCTCGACCGGCGACTCTCGGCCATCGAGGCGGCCGACCTCGACGAGCTTTTGCGCCACGAGTGGGGCCGGCGTCTCTACTACCGGGTGACGCACGAGATGTGCCTGCTCGCCTCTGGCTCCTTCGAGCCGGGTGGCGCGGGGGACGACGGGATCCGTCTCGCCCTCCTCACCGCCCGGAACGAAGGGATCCGCGAGGTCGGGCAGCGCCTCGCACGCGAGGCCCAGGCGGTCGCCCCTGATCTCTGGACCCGCATGCTGCAGGAACGAATAGCCGGCCTCGCCGAGGAAGCGCACAAGCGCGAGCAGGCGAAGAGAACGGAGAACGACGAATGAAGATCGATCTTGCAACCCCGAGGTACGCGCAAGCTCCAGAAGGCGCGGCCACCGGGAGCACAGGCGCGGCAGGCTCAGATGATGCGGCGAAGGCTGCTGCGGCCGCGGCAGGTGCAGCAGACGCAGCCAAGGCAGCTGACGCGGCGAAGGCCGCCGAAGTAGCCAAGGCTGCAGCAGGCACGCAGGACGGCGCGGGCGCCCGGAAGTCGGCGCTCACGGCCGGCGCCGACGCAGCGAAGGACGGCGCGAAGGGAGCGAAGGATCCCGATGCGGGCCCGGACGCGGCGGCGAAAGCCAAGGCCGACGGCACCGACACCCCGCTCGAGGTGAAGCTGCCCGAAGGAACCGTGGTGGACAAGGGGCTCCTCGATGCGTTCGCCAAGGAGGCGAAGGCATCAGGCATGAACGGCGACCAGGCCTCGAAGCTCGCGACCTGGTGGGCCGGCGTCGAGAAGACCCGGGCGCAGGACTGGGCCAAGCAGAGCGACGGGTGGTTCGACGAGCTCGGCAAGGACCAGGCGTTCGGCGGGAAGAACCTCGACGAGAACATCGCGGCGTTCCAGTCCGCGGTGAAGAAGTTCGGCGAGCCGTACGGCCTCGCGAAGGACCTCGAGAAGTTCGGCATCGACAACATGCCGAGCCTCGTCCGGACCTTCGCGGCCATCGGCAAGGCGCTCGGAGAACAGAAGGGCGCCATCGTCGAGACGAGGACGGCCCCCAAGCTCACCCCGGAAGAGGAACGGATCGCGAAGCGATACCCATCGCACGCGCAGAAGGCCTAGGCAGTTTCACTCTCTCGTAAGAACGGAGCACCGCAGTGGCTGACAACAGGATGACCCTCCTCGACTACGCCAAGTCGACGGATCCGAATGGAGCTCAAGCGCA